AATGCCTGAAGAAAAGTATGATGTGCTGGAAGGCATGGTAGAAAAACTAGATGAAATGGAAGAAAAACTCAACGAGCAAATTGAGAAGAATATCCGCCTAAACCAAAGACTCTCCGAGTCGGTTGCAGATAGAATCCTTGATGAAGTATCTGGAGGTCTAGCGGCCACTCAGAAAGAGAAGCTCGCCACACTTGCTGAAAGTGTTGAGTTTGAAGGTGAGCAAACTTATAGAGGTAAGTTGGAAACTCTAAGGGAATCTTATTTTCCCACTCGTAGAGTAGCCCAGCATGTGGTAACTGAAACCCTATCTGAAGGTTATGACTATTCACCTGAGTCCGTCTCAGATTCAATGTCACAATATCTCAGAGCGGCTGATATGTTCCGCAAAAACTGATTTTAACATTAATCAAATTCAAAACTACAAAAGGTAAAAGCAAATGTTTCTAAACGAGCAATTGCAGGAAAAGTGGTCACCCCTTCTCAACTATGATGGCCTTGATCCAATCAAGGATTCTCACCGCAGAAATGTAACCGCTCAACTGCTAGAAAACCAAGAACGCTACCTCCGCGAAGAGCAAGACTTTTCTCGTGGTATGCTATTTGAAGCCCCCACTATTGGCAATGCTGCCGGTACTAGTGGCGGTTTCAGCGGCAGCGCCTCTGCTGGCGGCCCAGTTGCCGGTTTTGACCCTGTACTAATCTCACTGATTCGTCGGTCAATGCCTAATCTGGTTGCATATGACCTCGCTGGCGTACAACCAATGACTGGTCCCACCGGACTAATCTTTGCAATGCGCTCACGCTACAATGACCAGCGCGGTGCTGAAACCTTCTTTGATGAAGTAGACACCACCTTCTCTGGCCAAGATAGCGGCTTCAACGTTAATGCCGGTTTCACCGATGGTAACGTTGGTATGGGTACTACCAACAATCGTAACAGTGGTTATAACCCTGGTCTACTTAACCCCGTTGGTACTGCTTCTTCACTCGCATATCAGACTGGTCAAGCTATGCGAACTGGTGATGCAGAAGCCCTAGGCTATGCTACCGGTGACCAATTCAACGAGATGAGCTTCTCTATTGAGAAAGTTCTAGTAGAAGCCAAGAGCCGCGCTCTAAAGGCAGAATACACTCTTGAACTTGCTCAAGACCTTAAGGCTATTCACGGTCTAAGTGCCGAAGCCGAACTGGCTAATATTCTCTCTACTGAGATTCTATCTGAAATCAACCGCGAAGTAATCCGCACCATCTATAAGGTGGCTGAACAGGGTGCTGCAACTAACGTTGCTACGCAAGGTATTTTTGACCTTGATGTTGACTCAAATGGCCGTTGGTCCGTTGAGAAGTTCAAAGGTCTTCTATTCCAGATTGAGCGTGATGCTAACGCTATCGCTCAGCGTACTCGTCGTGGGAAGGGTAACGTGATTATGTGCTCAGCCGACGTAGCCTCTGCGCTAACTATGGCTGGTGTACTTGATTACACTCCTGCCCTAAACGCTAACCTTAACGTTGATGATACTGGTAATACTTTTGCTGGTGTTCTAATGGGTAAGTTCCGCGTTTATATTGACCCATATTATGCTAACGTAGATTCCAACCAATATTATGTGGTTGGTTATAAGGGTACTTCTCCTTACGACTGTGGAATTTTTTATGCTCCATATGTGCCACTCCAAATGGTTCGCGCCGTTGGTCAGGATACTTTCACTCCCCGTATCGGGTTTAAGACTCGTTACGGTCTAGTTGCCAACCCGTTTGCCGAAGGTACTAACCAAGGTCTAGGTAGACTACAGATTAACTCTAATCGTTACTACCGCCGGGTTCGCGTGCAAAATTTAATGTGAGCAAACGCTGACATTTATCCCAGAGGGGGCCATATTGGCCCTCTTTTTATTGGTTGCAGACCTATATAGTATGCCACATTAAGTTCTTAGCCATGAAGCCAGATGAAGACGAAGCCAAATATTATGTTTACCACATTATAAATCCAATCACAAATAGAATATTTTATATTGGAAAGGGTTGTGGTTCCAGATGTAAACAACACCTAACAGACAAGAAAGAATACGCTTTTAATAAAAGACTAAATGGATATATTAGAAATTTAATTAACGATAATAATATACCAATTATCACAAAAGTTGCAGAAAATTTAAACGAAGAAGAAGCATATCTTTTGGAAGAAAATCAAATAAAAAAATACGGAAGAGTTGGTTTTGATGAGGATGGAATTTTATTAAATATTTTAGAATCAGGACGGCCACCATCATTTAAAGGTGAAGACCATCATTGGTGGAGGAAAAAACACTCAGAAGAATCTAAAAAGAAAATGAGTGAAACCAAAAAGAAAATGTATGCATCAGGAATGCTCGTACCCTCCCAAAAAGGAAAACCATTATCGGAAGAAACAAAAGCTAAAATAAGTAAATCTAATACCGGGAAAAAGCGTACAAAAGAGGTAATAGAAAAAACAAGACAGTTAAGTTTAGGAAGACCACAAACAGATTTTCAAAAACAACGGGCTAGAGAGGCAAATCAGAAAAAATGGTTAGTTATAACTCCAGAAGGAAAAGAAGAAATTGTAATTAATTTGACGAAATATTGCAGGGAAAACGGACTAGACCAAGGTAATATGACAAATGTTGCACACGGTAAATTGCGGCAATATAAAGGCTATAAGGTCTTCAAGGTAGAAGATTAATTCATCCCAAAACTCAAACTACCACAATCAAATATCTTATTAAATCCCATCTCCCTGGCTTTCTCATACTCAGTACAATCATAAGCCCCGATAAGTTTCTTCTGAAACTTCATTCTATTATGACGAATCAAATAGTTCTTATCAACATAATAATACCCAGGCTTATTAACACGTATCAACTCAAATCCATTCTTAAAGTACACCCCACCATCAGAATAACGCCTATCAGCATAAGAAACGATAGATCTCCCAAAATTAGTTCTAAAATAAGACAACAATCTACTAAACCCACCAACAACATTAATGCCGCCAGCATTACAAAATCTCACCAATTCCCACTCATAATTTTTATTAAATCTTGACTTATTAAAAGTCATTAAACATACAAGAACTCCTTCATATTCCAGGCCAAGTTTAATACTGGATTTATCTTCACCTTGAATGTGATTATCATTTAAGAATTTATTCTTGGTATCAATATCAACTTCAACAATAGAACATTTTCGGGCATAAATCCGTTCATTGATACCCAACTTACTTTTTAAAATAGACTTAACGATTGCCTGCCGGTAGTTCCACTCATCGCTAAAAATGTGAATTAGTTGAATACCTAATTTTTCACAATCAACGGTTTTTGATAAGTGGTAGTTCGGCCCTTTAATAAGACTTTCACGTTCTTCCCAAGGTTTATAAGAATGGCTATACAAGCCATTGTATTCAATTGCAAGATTATGTTTGGGCAGGTAAATATCAAGTTCTCGTCCATTAAGAACAGAACGATTAGAAGTTATTATCTTATCTTGATAGATTTCTCCAATAAAATCAATAAGTTCTTGCTCTTCTCCGCTGACCTTATTAATCGTTCTCTCGTAAGAATTTGGCGACCTTCTTTCAATGTCGTGGTAAACTAGCCATCTTGAAACCGTTCCTTTTGTAGTATTAAGACTTTCAGCAATTTGCTCGCAAGTCATTCCAGAATTATAAAGCTCTTCAAGTTTTTCTTTATCATTAAAGATTTCAGTTGCCGCTAGATTTCTTCGTCTTGCATCTACAAGATTCTTAATCCCGTGCTTTTTCAACCACCTATCAACGGAAACGTGTGAAACGCCCAGTTCATCACCAATCGTTTCAATTGCCTTTTTAAGTGTTATTCTCTGCTCAAATAACCACTCTTTATTGGAAAGTTTCTCAAGGGCATAATCAGAAATTTTAGGGGCTCTCCTATGGCAGTCCTCGTTAAAATACTTGCTAAATCCTTTATCGGGTTCTCTATTAAGACTTGCTCTTTTACCACAGCCACAACGACAATAAGGCAGTTGTTCTTCCGTTAAATCATTCAGAAGAACAAATGCCCGTTGTTTTAGTTTTATATTTGGATAATGCAGATCAAGAAAAGACGTTTGTTCTTCAATCTGAGTTTTAAGACCGGCATTTGTTGCAATTTTAATAAATTGTCTTCCACTCCAATTATCTTGTATTACTTCTTTAAGTGTCATTTAAATCAATATCAAAAGAATCGCACAGATTAACAAAATAACAAGTGCATCCCCAAGGGACTGGAAAATGGCCATCAGACCATTGATGACCTTCAATTAAATTACCACACCAACAACAGTCCGGGTCAATTTCAGAGCCGCAATGTTTGCAAAAAGTTTGCTCATCCATTGACCCATTCCAAATCAAATAGTTTAGCAAACCATTCTTGTGTAACATTAACTTTGAATAATTTAAGGTTGTTCATAATTAGCTAATTCAATAGCAATACTTTGAAGATGTAATGCACATTCATTTAAAGCCAATTCATAGATAAGTTTATCGTTTCTATTTTTTAAGCAAACATCGTTTACTGGAATTTCTACAAGTTGCTTAGCTGCAGAACGAAGAGTAGCGACAACAATTCTTTTGTTTACGCTGGGAATAATGTAAGGCGATTTACTTTGTGCGGCTTTTAGAATATCTAAGGCAAGAGAAAGTTCTTTAGTCATTGGTAAGTGCCTCTAACTCGGAGGCCATTGAATTAAGTTGATCTATGTGCCAGTGTTTAGTTGACCCAGCTTGTTCTACTAGAGCCCGTAAAAGAGCGATTGCAATATACGGAGCATCATTAAGGCAATCATCTGGACCTCACGAGCTAGCCCCATTGGCGGCGTTCAATAATTTCTTTGCGGGAGTAAGTTTGTCAGTCATTAGGAAGTGCCTCCAGTGCTTGGCGGATTAGCAGCAGACTTTCTCTATCGGTTGGTACGTGTGCAGCGGCGGATCTTTCGATTAGTTCCAGTGCGGCTAGTGCCTGATCCTTCAGCGAAGGCGGTTTAGGTCGGCGGGCAGCGAGGAAGTGCTCTAAGTCACGCTTACCCCAAGACTCGGTTTTGTAGAACTCTTGGAACCATTCACAGCAAGCCTCCAACTCTTGATCTGCGCCCCATCGGGCGGCTTTCTTAAGTTGCTCGTAGAATGGTTTGCCGCTGTTAAGCAGTTCAGCGCGTATTTCGTTTGGTAAAGTAATCGGATGTTGTTCTGGAGTCGTCATAAGGTATGTGCGATTCGAATTAATAATACACGGCTCAACCAGTTCTGTCAAGGCTACTGTGCCAGTTGTTGAAGTGTCCTAAACATTTTCTCACAATCTTGAGCCTTTATAATTACATTCCCTACAAATAGTATGATATTGTGCGGGACAAGATGTTAATATCGCGCCAGAATCAAACAGCTCACTACCACAGTTATGGCAGGCAATACCATTCCCACCCGTTTCATTGATTTGTGTTGCGATTTTATTGTGCTCTTCAAGAGTTTTAAGTTTTTTAGTCATTGGTCTAGCCTCCTGTGCATAAGGATTATAAAGTTTTATTAGTCTATTTCCGCGTTTATGGTATCTTTCTGGAACTTTTTCCTCTTCGTTATAAGGCCAAAACATTATTGTATACCTTCTATAAATTTTTCTTTAAGTTTCATAAATCATCCTCATCACGAAAGCCAAGAAAAACAGGATGCCTTGGTAATTCTTTAACCCCTTGGGGAAAATACTTATACTTAACAAGACGGCCTAGGTAGTTCTCTCTATTGTTCCAAATTTCATCACGCATTAGATCATTTAAACCCGAACCAATACCAAACACTTGCCCCTCTTTATTTTCTACAATAAGGGTTCCCGTTGTGTTTGCCCCAACTAGACCTACAATTGAGGAAGACCTTTTCGTTCTACCAAAGGCATCTTTTTGAGCCTCATTTTCATTGTGCATCTTTTCTTCAATATCAATAACAACTGCCTCGTCATCTAGAAACCGTTTAACCTTAAGAAGAATGTTATCTCTTACAGTAGAACGACCAAACTTATAAGTTCCCATTGGGTCTCGGAGCATTATACCTTCATAGCCTTCTTCAAGACAAATTTCTTCGTAATCATCAAGATCTTCTTGACTAATAATTGTTGTTCCAGATAAGAGAATATATTGTCCATTATTAGGAAAAGTTGGAAAGTTAAGAATCCTTAAGTAATAAGGAAGAATCTCATCTTGATTTGGGTCAAGGTAGTCAAAAAGCCACACCGTAAAATCAGGCTCACCTTCAATACTCATTACGCCACTAGTAGAGGATTGAAAAGTATCACCAACGGTAATTTCTCCGTCTACTCCATCTGGAAGTGTTTGGCTTAAAACTTGTTGTAGATAATTGTTCCGAATAGGCTTGAATGTGCGGGAGACGGCAACACCATTAACCATAAGAAAACGAATACCATCAATCTTTGGTGTGGCAATATACGGGAACGTTGCTTTAGAAGCATCATAGTTCCCTGCGAGCATTGGCTTTTGAATTTGTTTCATTGTCGGTAATTGGATTGCAGTTAAGAGAATGGGGGGGGGATTCAACTCCTGTAACCCTACCACACCTTCTTGATTTTGTCAAGTCCCTTAAGGTTCTGTCTCCGTTTGCTAACGTAGTATTTACACCTATTGACAAGACATTCAAAGTCTGCTACGCTCCGCTTTGTCAAAAGTGATATACCACTAGTATTCAATATTATTAAATAGTATATAAGACGAACTAAAACGAATGGACTACCACTCTAAGAAGTATTCACCTGAAAAACTTAAACAAAGAGCATTTATACTAAGTTCATTCACAAGACAAAAGATGACACTCACAGTGAGCATCTACGAATTTACAGATTATATCACATCAACAAGTTGGCTACCACTATTAGGCAATTTGGAATCAGTTGATAAAGAAATATTGAACAAGTACCACGAATTTATTGAATCAAAATAAATAGACTCAGTAACTGCATATAAAAATGTCTGACTCTTGTTCACCAATTGAAAATAGGAATTTTTTATCACCTAATCAATTTAAGTTCACATTACAACGAGCACCAAAGGCAGCATTTTTCTCTAATAGTGGAAATATTCCTTCATTAACACTAGGAGTTGCTAATCAACCGAACTACCTGAAAACAATCAAGCAGCCAGGTGATATGATTGAATTTCAGGACTTCTCATTCAAGTTTATGGTTGATGAGGATATGACAAACTATGTAGAAATTCAGAACTGGATAAGAGGTTTAGGTTATCCTTATAGTTTACAACAGATACAAGAACTACAGGAAGAAAGACCAGAACTAAAGACAAATATCACTAACCAACTGAACATCTTTTCGGATGGAACGTTATTTATTCTTTCAAGTAATAATAAACTAAATCTACAGGTCAGATATTATGATATGTGGCCTTATGATTTAACATCCTTGCTCTTTGATGCAAATAATAGTGATTCACAATACTTCACAGCGGAAGTAAAAATGAAATATACATACTATGACATCAGAAATGCAAAGGGAGAACTAATATGAAGATTCTTGATATCTATGCGATTCAAGAAATGTGGAAAGAAGATGCCAAGATTGATATTGATGACTTACATAACGAGTCACTAAAAATTCCAGAACTACACGCCAAGTATTATGAAATCTATTCAAATCTACTTCTACTAAAGAAAAAGTGTGAAGAAGATAAAAAGCAAATCCGACACAGAAAGTACGAGTATTACACCGGAAAGGCTGATGAAACTGTCTACATTGAAAATCCATTGGACAAAAAGGTAAGAGATAAAGAGCACCTAGTAAGCTGTCTTAACTCTGATGAAGAAGTTTCTAGAATTAATATTAAGAGTGAAATTTATGATGTAAGTCTTGCCTTTCTACAAGACATTATCAAAATGCTTCATAGCCGAACTTACCAAATAAAGAATAGTTTAGAGTACCAAAAGTTTCTGAGTGGGCAATAATGGCCGACGTAACAATAGTAAAGAAAAACGAAGTTTACATTAAACTAAAATGTGAGCCTCATATTCTTTATGAACTTCACCCCTATTTCACTTTTGAAGTAAGTGGTGCCAAGTTTATGAAGAAGCATCGTAAAGGTTGGAATGGTCAAGTTACACTATTAAGTGTTGCAACTGGCGAAGTTTATGTGGGTCTTCTTGATAGAGTTATTGCCAAATTAAAGGCACTAGGGTACACTTACGATTTTGAACACAGTAAGTTCTATGGAAGCCCTTTTGAGGTAAATGAGTCTATCACGGTAGAGGGTGTCAAAGGCTTTATGAGCGCCGTCTGTAAGGCCCTAGAAGCCTATGATTATCAAGTCAATGCCGTATATGAGTGTCTGAGGTATAATAGGAAAACTATCGTCTCTGCAACGTCTTCTGGTAAGAGTTATATCATCTATTCAATCATTCGTTATCACGTTGGTAAAGGAAGAAAGTGTCTTGTTGTCTTTCCAACAACTAGTCTAGTAAGACAGATGTATTCTGATTGGCAGTCTTATGGTTGGAATACCGAGGAGCATTGCCATATGATTTACGATGGTGCCGAAAAGAATAACGATTCTGAAGTAACGATGTCAACTTGGCAATCATTGATTAATTGTCAAAAGTCTTTCTTTGAAGACTTTGATTGTGTTATAGTTGATGAGTGTCACGGATGTAAGGCAACAAGTCTCACTTCTATAATGAAAAATTGTCATCAGGCAAAGTATCGTTATGGTTTTACTGGTACTCTAACCAATGGTGGAGAAGACTCTAAGACACACGAATGGGTTATTTCTGGTCTGTTTGGTCCAGCATATAAGGCAGTTGGAACAAAGGAACTTATTGAAAAAGGACGAGCATCAAAACTTGATATTCAATGTTTAGTCTTAAAGCATCCTCCGAAGTATTTTGAAACTTATGAAGATGAAATCAAGTATCTTATCTCTCACGATAAACGAAATAACTTCATCAAAAATCTTGCATTAGACTGTAAGGGTAATACCTTAATTCTTTTTGCACGAGTAGAGACTCACGGACAGATTCTTTTTGATGTCATAAATAGTGCTACAACCACTCACAAAGTCTTCTTTGTTCACGGTGGAGTAAATACTGACGAAAGAGAAGAGATCCGAAATATCGCAGAGCGAGAAAACAATGCCATTATTGTTGCATCTTACGGAGTCTTTAGTACAGGTATTTCAATTAAGAATCTTCACCATCTTATTTTCGCCTCACCATTTAAGTCACGTATTCGCAATATGCAAAGTATTGGACGGCTTTTGAGACTTAATCATAACAAGAAAATAGCAAAGGTGTATGATATTGCTGATGATATTAGCATTAACAATAGACCAAATTATACCTTGAAACACTTTATGGATAGAGTGAAAAACTATAATGAAGAAGAATTTGAATATGACATTAAAACAATCAAGTTAGGAGATTAAATGGAAGAAGAATTTTATGCAGTTGTAAAGTTAAAGAACGGTGAAGAGTTCTTTTCTCAGGTATGTCCAACAGAAGAAGATTGTAAAGAAGTCATTCTTTTATATCATCCTGTTACTATTACAATTGTTAAGACCAAACGTGGTCCTGCATATTCAGTAGAACCTTGGATTAAGATTGGTAATGAAGGTATTTTCGTTATTAATAAAGAAGATATTCTTACTATGTCCGAATTAGAGGATGTAGACCTTATTAAGATGCACAATAAATATGTTGCTTCTCGTGAGAATACTCGTTATAATGAGGAGAGGATTAGTTCAACTATGGGTTATGTTGGCACTGTATCTGATGCTAAGCATAAACTGGAACGAATCTTCAATGGTTCTTGATGTCTTTAATAGTCTTTAATAATATTAGATACCAGTGGTTTATCACTTTTGACAAAGCGGAGCGTAGCAGACTTTCAATAGTTTGTCAATAAGTAGAAATACTAAGTGAGTAAATGCTGACAATACCACAGAGGGGCTTGACAAAATCAAGAATGTGTGCTAAGATCCTATGAGATAAAAGGGCAGAAATAAGTGTTTGAATCAAACAGAATCATAAGGGCTCTTAAAGAAAAGACACAATCACTAAGAGAAGAAGAAATTCGGTTACGAGAAGAAACAGAGAAATTAAGAGAAGAAACAGAGAAATTAAGAGAAGAAGAAATTCGGTTACGAGAAGAAACAGAGAAATTAAGAGAACAAAATCTGGCTCTAGACGAACTACTTGAAAATATTAGAAAAACCAAAGGTGGATAATGATTACTACATCAGTAATGAGAAAAAAGAAGAGAGTCGTACATTATGTTAATAACTCTGACTTCTATGATGCCCTAATTATATACAAAGATCAAGTAAGGGAGGCTGAAAATGAAAACCGACCTAAACCTCGTATTCCAAACTATATTGGCGAGTGCTTTCTGAAGATTGCTACACACTTGAGTTTTAAGCCAAACTTCGTCAACTACACAAGTAAGGACTCAATGATTTCTGATGGATATACTGATTGTGTAAAGTATGTCCTGAACTTCAATCCAGACGTAACCAAGAATCCATTTGCCTACTTTACACAAATCTGTTACTGGGCATTTGTTCGTAGAATTAAGCAAGAGAAAAGGAATCTTGAATTGTATGATAGACTACTTGAACGGAATGGCTACGAGCAGGTATTTACTGAAGACAACGGCAACTCGGATAATTCAAACTATTCCGATTTCAATACGATCAAAGATAACATTCATCATAGGATGAGAAACTGATGAGCAAGATCCTCATTATAACTGACCAGCACATAGGGTACAAAAGGCAATCAACAGTCTTTCACGATTACTTCTTAAAGTTCTATAATGATGTGTTCTTTCCCTTCATTGAAGAGCATAAGATTACAACCATCGTTGATATGGGTGATACCTTTGATAACCGTAAGACCTTGGACCTTACAACGGTTGAATGGGCAAAGACAAATTTTTATGATAGGTTAGAAGCCCTGAACTGCCAGGTTCATACAATTGTTGGAAACCATACGTCTTATTACCGCAATACAAACAGGATTAATACACCTGAGCTACTTCTCAATCAATATCCAAACATTCAAACATACTCGTCTCCAACGATTGTAAATCTTGATAACCTCCCGGTTCTTTTTGTTCCTTGGATTAATCAAGAAAACGAGGCAGAGACTCTAAAACTTATTGAGACAACTAAAGCCAAAGTTGTAATGGGCCATCTTGAGCTAAATGGTTTTTATGTCAATCGTGGAACCGCAATGGAAGATGGACGAGACCCCGATATCTTCTCAAGATTTAGAAAGGTATTCACGGGTCACTATCATACTCGCTCAGATAACGGAACCGTCTTCTATATTGGTAACCCTTATGAAATGTTCTTTAATGATGTGGGTGACCAGAGAGGATTTGTTGTTTTTGATACTGAAACTCTCAAGCACGCATATGTAAATAATCCATACACGCTGTTTGATTACGTTTATTACGAAGATACCGACGCTGAAGATTTTGACTTTGATTCTTATGCCGGTAAAATCATCAAAGTTATTGTAAGAAAGAAATCCGACAATGTTCTATTTGACCAGTTCATCAATGGGTTCTATTCAGTTGGTGTTGCAGACTTAAAGATTATTGAGAACTATTCCCAAGAGGTAGAACAAGAGTTTGATGTTTCGTTAGAGAATGAAGATACCTTTACATTAATTCAACGATTTGTTGAAGAAAGTGAAATTGATTTGAATAAAGAAAAACTCAAACTTATCCTTTCTGAAATACATAAAGAAGCCTGTGAATTAGTTTGATGTTTTTAATTTCATTGAAAGATGCAGAAAAAGAAGGTGCATTTTCAGTCATTAATGAAAAAGGAGAAAAAGTTGTTTATCTGTTTCAAGAGCGTGATGATGTATCACGATTTGCAATGCAACTTGAAGAGGGTGGATATCCTAAAACTGAAATTTTTGAATATGAAGAAAAGCAACTTGTAATAACCTGTCAGTTGACGAATACCAAATATACGATTATTAGACCAGAAGATATTGTTGTTCCCCCTTTGATTGCTGATGATAACCTTAGAGAAAGTACGCTATAAAAATCTCCTTTCAGTTGGTAATAATTTTGTTGAAATTGAACTAAATAAAAACCCGACAACACTCTTGATTGGTAAAAACGGGAGTTCAAAATCAACAGTTATTGAATCCATTACGTTTGCCCTATTCAAGAAAGCATATAGACCGGTTAATCTCCCTCAACTGATTAACTCAATTAATGAGAAAGATTGTGTTGTTGAACTGGAGTTTTCGGCAAATCAAACACAATGGATGGTAAGAAGAGGTCTTAAACCAAATATTTTTGAACTTTATAGAAATGGACAACTTTTAGAACAAGATGCCTCTGCCGCAGACCAACAGAAGTGGTTTGAGCAGAATGTTCTAAAGATGAACTATAAAACGTTCATTCAAATTGTTATTCTTGGTAGTAGTAACTATGTACCATTTATGCAATTACCTCTTGCATCGCGCAGAGAAATCATTGAAGACCTGTTGGATATTCGTATCTTCTCTTCAATGAATGTCATTCTTAAAGATAAACTGAAGACAATAAAAGATGAACTGAAACAACTCAACGTTTCCGAAACTCATCTTCACGAAAAAGCAGTAATGCAAAGAAGTTTCATTGAAGGAATTGAAAAAGAGGGAAACACGAGAATCAACGAAAAGCAATCCCGAATTGAAGAGTTATCATCTTTTATTGATAAGACACTGGAGAATAACACAAAGATTGAAGAAAAAGTTGAAGAACTTAATCGAACAATGGTTGAGGTTTCTACATCTGGGGAAAAACTTAAGAAACTTGGAACATTAAAGGGTAAACTATCGCAAAGAATTGGTACAATCAATAAAGACCTTAAGTTCTTCACCGAAAACTCTGTATGCCCAACCTGTACTCAAGATATTGATGAAGGTTTCAAACATTCCAAAATTGAAGAGTATCAAAAGTCTTCGGGTGAATTAACAGTTGCATTTAAAGAACTAACAGATGCAATTGAAAAAGAAGATGAAAAGCAGGGAATTTTCACAAAATTATCTCAACAGGTTATACAACTCAATCAGCGGATTCAGTCTCATAACATTCAAATCACACACGCTCAAAAGCAGATTTCAGAATTGAATCAAGAGATTGAATCTATTCAAGAAAGCATTCAAAATCGCAATAGTGAGAATGAAAAACTATCTCAACTTGAGGCTGATTTACTACAAATTCAATCTGACTTTATTAAGAAGAAAGATTCACTACAGTATTATGAGTATATGAGTGGCCTTCTTAAAGATGGTGGAGTTAAGACTAGAATCATTCGGAAGTATTTACCGGTCATCAATCAGTTGATTAATAAGTATCTTAATACAATGGATATGTTTATCAACTTCAACTTTGATGAAGAGTTCAATGAAACGATTAACTCGCCATTGTATGATAACTTCTCTTATAGTTCATTCTCAGAAGGACAAAAGCAGCGAATCAATCTTAGCATCCTTTGGACGTTCAGAGAACTTGTAAAAATCAAGAACTCAACCAATACAAATCTGCTCATCTTTGATGAGATTTTAGATAGTTCGCTTGATGAGTCGGGTATGGAAGAATTCATTAAGATTATCAAGTATGTCTTTACTGATACCAATACTTTCATCATTTCGCATAGAGAAGGAGTGACAGAAAAGTTTGAGCACGTTATTGAATTTGAGAAGCAGGGTAACTTCAGCCGCATTGCCCGTGCCACTTAATAAACTGGCACACATAAGCACCGCTAATGTGTTTTTGGTGATACATTACTATTCAAGGAGAAAAACTTATGACAGATAAAAACCAGCACTTTTGGAAATATAATGAGGGTAAAATCCTCGAGCAGATTCAAGAATATTTAATTGGCACATATAATGCTCATTACGTTGGAGAAAATGGAGTTCAGGCAATGGACCTGATTTCAGCCATTGGAGATGGTATTCCCTTCTCCCGCTCTAGCATTATTAAGTATGCAAGCAGATATGGTAAAAAGAATGGACTCTCTAAATCAGATTGTCTAAAAATTATTCACTTTGGAATCTTCCTTTATCATTTCTCAAATCACGACAAACCTACTACCGAAAATTATGAGACTCTCGCCTGAAACCATTGAACTACTGAAAAACTTTTCGGCAATTAATAACTCTATTGTTATTTCACCGGGAAATGTCATCAGGACTATTAACTCTGAGAGAAACGTTTTTGCAAAAGCAACAGTTGCTGAAACCTTTCCCCGTGATATTCCGATTTATGAATTGCGTCAGTTTTTGAATATCTTCTCCCTACATAAAGACGCCGATGTAGATTTTAGTGATGAGCACTACATTCTAGTCAGCCAGGGTCACACAAAGATGAAGTTTTACTATGCTGACCTGTTTTCACTGACTAAGAATCTTAACATTCCTACTCAAGACTATCCGTTCAACGATATTGCTCTTAGTGTAAATCTTGATTCTGATGTGATTGAACGTGTTCGTAAGGCTGCAAGTATGTACTTTCTCACTGACCTTTCTCTTGTTGGTGCGGAAGGACAAGTAGAACTCGTTGTTCACAATAAGGAAGAAACAACGTCAAAGAGTTACAACATTACCCTAGGAACAACCGAAAACGAGTTCGCTCTTAACTTTGTAGAGAAGAACATTATGATTCTTCCTGGCTCATATCAACTGGATATCGCCCGCTTCCCCGGTGGTAGATTTGCTTCCAAGTTCAGCAATGCAAACCAAGAACTTGAATATGTTATTGCCCTAGAACCTGACAGTTCTTTTAACGAATGAATTATAGCAAAACACATAAAAACTTCTCTACCCGTCTTCAAAACCCTGAAGCACTAACAAGTCCACAAGACTTTCTAGGACCAAACTACGAAACAGTCCTGAACT